CCTCGTTGCGGCTGTAATAGCCGTCCCATGTGTACATGCACTTGCTGTTGTCCTCTTCGTAGTCGGCAAGGACAGTCAGCAGCACCTTGTCGGGGCGCTCGATGCACGCCATGATAAAATCGCTGTTTTCGGTGATGGTTTCGCTGTCAAAGCCCTCTTCGCTGTTGTCGGGAATGTCAAGCATCTCAGCCACCCTGTCCCAGCGCACATCTTCCACGCAGATCTCGTGGGCAAACAGCGCCAGCAGTGCTGCCGACCAATTGCGGCGCTTTGAAACATACTCGATGACAAACTTTTTCCGCAGTTCCTGTGCCTGAGCCTGCACCGCCCTGATGCGCTCTGTGCGTTCGGTGCGGACACGCTGTTCTTCTTCCCATTTCGGCTGGGGCTTGTCCCGCTTTTCGCCCTGTATGTAGCAGTAGTTGTTGCCCTCAGTGTAGCAGTAGCTGAGGGTGCAGGCGGTGTCGCCGTCCTTCAGCTTGTCAAGCTCTGCCTTGTCATCGTCGGTCATGCGGCTGTCCATGTAGACAGTCTTTACCACCTTGCGGTCGGGGTCGTAGTCCTCTTTTACGAACAGCTTGTCGATATGGGCAAGCCATTCGCCCCTTATATCCGCTTCACGCTGGCGGCGCAGGCAGTTTTCGACTGTCCAGTTGTAATTCGCCGTCCCGATAGCCGCGAGCGCCTTGCTTTTCAGCTCGGGATCGGTTATCTTCTCCAGTCTGATGTAGTCGCTGAGATTAGGCTGACGTTCCTGCGCCTTGCGGAACTCCTCGGGGTCAAGCTCCAGCAGTTTCAGCCTGTGTCGAACGGTGGTCTTGGAAAAGCCTGTTTTCTCCGATATGCTGTCCTGCGTTTCCCCCATATCCAGCATCATCTGAAAACCCTGCGCCTGCTCGTATATCGTCAGGTCGGACCTCTGCATGTTTTCAAGGAGCATGGTGCTTATCTGCTCTTTCTCGTCCATTTCCACCACCATGCAGGGGACTTTTTCCAGCCCCGCCAGCTTTGCCGCCGCAAGCCTGCGGTGTCCGATGATGACGGTGGACTTGCCTGTTTCGGGGTCTTTGTCCCTCAGCACAGTGAGGTTCTGGAAGATGCCGTTTGCCCTAATGCTGTCGGCAAGCTCGGTCAGGTCGCCCACGTCCTTGCGGGGATTGTCGGGGTGAGGCTGTAACTCGTCAACAGGTATCATTATGCAGCGTTTTGTGACTGTCACTCCCCGCACCCCCTGACAACTTCGGCGTAGACCTCGCCCATCTCCCATGCGCGGCATTCTTCGGGGGAAAGCGTTTCGTATATCGCCAGAAGTTTCGCCTTAGCCGCTTTCAGGGCTTGACTTTCCGCCGTTTTTGTGGTATCCTGTACTTGTACGATATTTTCTTCTGAGTCTGCCGCAGTTGCCGCTGTGGCGGGCTCTTTTTCTTTCGGCAGAAGTCCCACCGCTTTCTTGACGGTCTTCGGGTCAACACCGAACTTTTTTGCGGTCTGTGATACAGGGTGCCCCGACTGATACCACTCAACTATCGCCTGTCTGGTCTGCTCCGATATTGGACGACCTCTTTTGCTGTTGCGCTCCGTCACAAAGTCCGCTACTTCCTGCTTTTCAAGACCTGTGTCAAGCACTATCTCGTCAATGCTCATGCCGCTTGCGTTCATGGCGGCTACCTGGTTTTTCTGTTCGTTTGTCATTGTTCTACCTCCTAAAATGTTTTAAGCACGTCCCGTGTCAGCGCCAGAAGGCTGTCTGCGGTGACGTTTACTTTACGTATCCTATACTCATTGTCGAATGTCACATCGACCCACTCGCCGCCGTTATCCACATAGTACTCAGCGTAGTAGTGCTCGTTGCCCATCACTGTCCGCAGGAGCACGGTGAGTATGGTGCGGGTGAAGTCGTATTTTTCACGCTGTTCGTTGGTGAGCAGTCTGCCGCTTACCATTATTTTATCACCTGTCCTTTCTTGTCCTCGACAACTATCGGGAACTCCGCCCGAATGTCGATGCCGTACTTGTCTTTTAACATTTCCTCGCAGTCAAGCGAATTGAACCTGTGGTGCATCGGTGAGGGGCTGTTCATCAGATGGTCTGTTTCGTGCAGGTCGTCCACCAGCTTTCTGAGCCGTTTCTCGCCCCAGCCGTAGTTTAACTGCATTGTCCACAGGAAGAACGCCAACGCCTGCGGCATCAGGTCTTCTGCCACCTGACGGTATACCACCGATCTCTGCCGTTCCAGTTCCTTAGCGACTTCCCGCTCTATCGCCTTGCGGGTGTTAATGGAAAGTGCCGCTTTCATCGTCCTCACCTCTTTCAATATCCGTATCGTCCATAACTGCGCTTATCACGATAAGCGTCGTCAGCACCCCGAAGAGCGCCGCAAGCGCGACTGCTATTATTCCCGCCATTTTTTGCGTACCTCCTGTTCACGGCGGGCACAGTCCTCTTCCTTGATATAGTTTTCAAATGCCTTTATCATATCATTCTTGTATTCCTGTGAGCTTCTCCCTCCTGCTCTCTTGTCTCTGCGATCTTCCCAGCAAGTACCGCGTATCGGGCAATTATAGCAATTTTCGTAATGCTCTTTGCAAAACTTTACTGTATCTTCCCATTTTGCCATCACCAATTCACCGCCTTGTCTATCGCCCGTTCCTGTTCTTCTTGTGATTGGCGAAGATAAATCTGTGTAACATTCACGCTACCGTGTCCTAGCAAATCTGCAAGCAGAGCAATATTATTGTTTCGCTTTAGAAACTCTATTGCAAAAAAATGCCGAAATGCGTGAGGGTGAGCATTTTCCGCAGGAATATCATACTGCTTTGCAAAACGCTGGAGAGCTTCCGCTATTCCTCTTGATGTGATCGGTTTCCCTTTGCGGCTTACCATTACTCTATCATTGTCACTGAAGTTTTCCAGATAATCTTTCATTTCGTCTTTGAGCGATTTTGGAAAGTATATTGTCCTGATATGGGCTTTCGTAGGCATTGTAACTTTACCGTTTTCTATATCTTTTTTAGTCACTCTCAGTGCTTCTGATATTCTCATTCCGGTCTTAGCAAGCAGAAGTATATTGAAATAGTGATTTTCCTTGTGATCTGCTCTCAGTCCGCTCATAAGCCGTTCATACTGCTCAACGGTTATCACATTTTCGATATGCGTCTTTTTTGGCTCCTTAATAGACTTTATGGTTATTGGCAAGTTGATGTACTTACAGTATGTGCGCATCGCGTTCAGTCTCAGATTTACTGTCTTAGGCTTTACCCTTTCACTAAGATAGCGCTTAAACTCGATCAAGTTCGTTTTTGTTACATCGTCAAACAATTCGGAAAACATCTTCGCCCCACGGATATATGCTTCGATAGTGTTCTTTGACAGTTCTTCTTCATACAGGTAATTCCGGAAACCCTCAATGTCTATCACTCGCTATCCACTCCTTTCCGTTCCATATGTACTTCCCATGATAAGGGTTGTTGCCGCATGAAATACATGGTTCTTTGTGCCAGCTCATTGTAGTTGTTGAAGCGATAGGGCATTTCTTCATGCAGAAGCTAGTGCAATCTGAGCATGAACCGTCTTTTTGGCTCAAATATTTTGCCGCTCCTATTTCTTTGCCACAGAATTTACACTTCATCAGTATCACCTAGCTTTTTTTTGTGCAAATACTTTGCCAGTTCCCAGTCGTCATGGATTTCTCCGCGCCATTTTTCGGACATTTTGTCTATGTGTCTTTTATAGATTTCCTGTCTCTGCTTTAAATGTTCTTCGCAGAAGCATTTCCCCGATACTACTGGTTTTTCACAGTACAAGCACACTCCGCGTTCTTTGCGGTCTCGAAAGTGCATTCCGGGTCTTAGTCTGTTTGTTTTTTCCTTTTCTCTTCGTCTTTGACGTTTACGCCAGCATGAAAAACAAAGCAGCCCTTTTTCTTGACCGTTTTCCCCGCAACAAGTACACATTCCAGCTGATTTGCGTTCATAATACTGTTGCATTTTTCTCTTGCTTGCCGTTTTATTATACTGACTTCTGCGAACGGGGTCTGACTGGTACATGATATTGTTCTGCTGGTTTTTCTCTCTGCACACGAAGCACAACACCCCGCCATTAAAGCCATCTCTTTGCCCACATTTAGGACATATACCGTGTTCTTTATACCAAGAACGGCTATCGCATTGCAGTGTCTCAATCGTCATGGTTCATCGCCTCCTCTATCTGGCGGGCGTCGTTCTGCCTGAGTTTTTGAAGCTGCCGCTGCTGACTTTCTTCCCGACCGCTTGCCGCAAGCGCGACTGCTATTATTCCCGCCATTTTTTGCGTACCTCCTGTTCGCGGCGAGCGCAGTCCTGCTGGTAGCGCTTGCGCCGCTTCTTCTCGGCTTCCAGTCTGATGTCCCCTGCAAGGTAAACCAGAAATATCAGCGTTGCGGATATGGCTATCATAAAACCGACCGCCTTGTGTTCTGCCGCCAGCAGAATGCCGCCGTTAAATGCCACGCACCACAGCGATACCGCGATAGCGGCTTTGGATTCGTCACTCATGCGGACACCTCCTCATAAGGTTCGCCGTTTACTTCCAGTGTCCTCACCGAGCCGAACTCGGCGTTTTCATAGATTTTGATGTCGTTCAAGTTTATTCCTCGCTTTCATGATATGTTCTGTTGCATAATGCAACTCACTGAGCAAAAAAATATACACCGAACTCACCCGACTCAATGCCCAGCAGTTCCGCTAACTTTTCTGCTTCGTCAAGGTCGAAAGGTCTGACATTGTTTATCTTCTGATTTGCGGTAGGCTGTGCTATATCAAGACATTTCGCAACATCAGCCTGTGTGATCTCCAGTTCTTTCATTCTGCCCTTTATCTTATTTGTATTGACCAATTTTATCACCTGCCTTTCAAACTTAGTTGCATTATGCAACTTTCTATGTTCCTAATATACCACATCATTTTTGATTTGTCAATAGCATTTTGCAACTTTTTTTATTTTTTTGAAAAAAACATATTGCACTTTGCAATTTTATATGATATAATACTTATAAAGAAAGTTGGTGATCATAATGGAGAAAAATATTGAAATAGGAAAAAGAATAAAACAGCGCCGTGAAGAACTCGGCATGACACAAGAAGAATTAGGCAATCTTCTCTGGCTAAACAAGTCGACTATCCAGAGGTATGAAGCGGGGAAAATAGCCAAAATAAAACTGCCCGTTATTCACGCTATGGCAAAGCAACTTAATGTCAGCCCTGAATGGCTGATACTGCATTCAGATGAAATGGGTAGTTTTCATGAAAGATTTGACTTGTATAAAGACGGAAAGGCTGAAACGGTAAGCCTTACGCTCGTGAAATCGAACCAAACAAAAACGTTATGAGTAAGATTGCCAAAATAAAACGAATGCCTAAAAAAACAAGAGAAGCCAAAATGAAAAATCCTCCTGTCCATGATTTTATTGTACTAATAGATGTTTATTGCAACATAATAAAAAGTGAAAAAACTCTATTCATGGGATTCGAGGCATTAAATGAATTTTTGAAAGTTCGTCGTCTCAAGCACAAGGATTATTTTATCAAGAATGATATAATAAAAACAAATTATGAATTTTTAGTGAAAGTTGTTGACTTTTATGCCAAATTAGCATATAATAAAGTTGAAGAACAAAAAGTATAAAATTACTTTTTCGAGAGCTCGGCGCCTGCGTCGGCTCTTATTTTTTTATGTAAAAAATCAGCCCCCGAGACAAACGTCCCGAGGGCTTTAATCATACCTTATTCCAGTTTTTTCTCACCCTTTACATGCGCTGCCAGCAGAGCCACATCAGCGACATTCACCTTACCATCGCCGTTGAGGTCGCCTATTTTCTGTTCAGGGGACACGGTGGCGGGCTTTTCGGTGGTTTTGGGCTTCACAAAGCCGTTGAAGCCGCCGTTTTTGATGATTTTCGGGTACTCAATGTAACATTCGTCCATGTCAACATTCCCCGAAATGCCGCCTACACGCCCCTCAGAGCTGTACTGCCACATACCGTAAGCGCCGCCGTAGTTGCACTTAGAGCCGTACTCTGCTATCCAGAGGACGTATCTGCCCGCGACTTCTGCTGTGATGTAGTTCTGGAGCGGTGAGCGGCTGATGTACAGTCCCGCGAAATAGCCTGCCTTTTCCAACTCACCGCAGAAAGCTGTCACCAGCGCCGAGCAGAACGCCTTTCCACGCGAGAACTGCGACTGCTCTTCGAGGTCGAAGTATACCGGGTACTCGAACTGCTTGCCCCTGATGGCTTCCATGCAGACCGCCGCTTCTGCGCGGGCATCGGCTTCGCTCTGAGCGTAGCTGTACCAGTACACGCCCACATTCAGACCCGCCGACTTTGCGCGGGCGTAGTTCTGCTCAAATGTCGGGTCTTTCTGGTTGATATATCTGCCGTACCCCGCGCGGAGTATCACAAAGTCGATACCCGCCGCTTTAACTTTGTTAAAATCTATATTCCCCTGCCACTGGGAAACGTCTATGCCTTTTATTTTCATAGTATCACTGTCCTTTCCGTTTTCTATATGTCAACTCCACCTTATCAGGTTTCGGCTCACCGTTATAATCGATGACAGTAGTGCCTGCGAATGTCGGTATCTGCGGGAATGGCGCAGGTGGGTCGGTTGGTACGAGATAAGGATAAAATTGATGGGTCGGCGTATATCCGGATACCAGCTGAGGATAGAACGGTTGGTCACCATGGCTGCAACCGATGCGTACATATACCGTACCTGCAGGAAATTCTGACAGCCTCTCGGATGAATTCGGAGTTAATGTCTGTCTCCCTCCGCCGCCTATCCAGCCAAGATACTGCTTGTTCTCGTCATAGAATGCCATCTCTCTATACCCTGCCGCCGCCCACTCGGTTTCGGTGGAAAAAACTTCCATTATGCAAGTCTCACAGGTCGAAACGTCAATAAATGGAGATACCTTTATTTGAGTCGAGGGGTGCACTGTGCCGTCACCGCCACCAATCTGTCCATCTACCCACTCTTCTTCTGGCGGCGACAGGTTCTTAGTTCGTCTGTATATCTTGCCTGTAGTGCTGTCTACATATTCGTCTTTTGCAAGCTGAGCATCATCGAGATAGATTGGGTACTCCACGCCGTTGACGGTGAGAGGGAGTTTGTAGCCATAGGGTTCGTATTCGGGCATCGTACTCGATGTGTATGACCCCTCAACTAGCATAGCCATAGAGGCAATTTTGATATGTGTAAATCTGAAGTATCTCGCATCGCTTGGAGAGGTAAAACGAATTATATTTGCGCCATTATATCTATATGCACCGATTAACTGTTTGTTTTCGTCATATAGAGCATAGCATGGTGAGTTATAACTGCCGATGCCGTTAAACGTGTATGCCGTATCGCCATTAATTGGGATATATTCAGATACTTCTGCACTTCCCCATGTTGCGACTGTGCCGTCTTGTGTAAGTTGTGCATTATTTACATATCCATTATTTATGTCTTTTGCGTTTATGTTATACAGGTTCACCGTCCTCTCACCACACTCACTCGGCTCAATCGGATTTTCGGGTGTCGGAGTGCCGTTCTGCTCGGTGTTGCCGCATATCTTGTAGCGGTGTAAATATCCCGCCTCAGTCCCTGTCAGCACAGCAGGGAGAGTGCCTGTGTAAGTAGCCACAGTGTAAGCATTTGACAGCTTTCTGCCCCACAATTCGGCAAAAGTATCATCTACATGTATGCCTTTGCTTGCTTTGAGGACATCATATATCGATATCATCTGCATCACTCCTTGCAGGCTCGGAATAATCGTCGTTTTCAGCCGTTTCCACAGACTCTTCGGGCGTTTCTTCGGTCGTCTCGCTAAAATTTTCGATGTCATTCGGCTGGTCGTCAAAAATGTCTGTATTTTCCGACTTGCTGAGTGTATCAGCTGTATTTTCGGACTTGATAACGGACTTTTCAAGTGTCGTGGGGCTGAGATTGAGTGTTGATGCAGCCGCAGGCGTTTCGGAAGCGGGATTTGTCTGATTGTACCACTCGCCGGCACTGTCCTGCGCCCAGATATCGCCTGTGTGCACCACAAGAGCGATGCAGTTGCGCAGAATATAACCCTCGATGCTGTCATAAGCGGGCAGATCGTCAGCTGTGTCTACACGGAGTTCGCCACTTATGATAATATCACCGTCTTCCTCGCCTATTACCTTGCCTCCTGTGATACTGCCGCCTGATATGGTCGGTGCGTTACCCATCGCGCCAAAACCTTCGAGCAAAATGCCCTCTATCCTGCTGGGGTAGTCCTTGTATCTTTCATCATAATCGATCATGTTATCACTCCTTATCATTCAGTATATCTATCGCCCGCTGTATCACCTTCGGCAGCGGTACGCCCATCAGACCCGCGTTCTCGGTGATGCTGATGGTTTCGTTAGCGATAAATCCTATCATCACCGTGTCCCTTATGTACTCAGTGCCAAGCACAAGATCGAGCCTGTACGCCACCAGCACGATGAGCAGTGTCATTCCCTTGCGGCAAAGCCCTTTCCAACCAACACGGGAAGAACCACCGCCGCTTTTGGTTTTGGGTGACTTACGGAAGACCAGTGCAACAGCAAGCCCAGATATGTAGTCCACTGCCATGAAGATGAGCAGTGTGATAAATGCGCCGTCCCAGCCGCCGAAAGCCCCTGCTATAAGGCTTCCGACCATGCCGAGCGCCGCGCATATTCCGTGTTTCATGGTATCACCTCTCAGTCTGTGTACGATATCGCCGCACGTCCTGCCATCACGTACTTTACGCCGTTCAGCTCCATCTTGCCTGCATATGTCGGATTAGGCGATGACAGCACCAAATAGGCATTATCCATCACCCATGTACTGTCCTTGCCCGTCAGGGGGACTAGCTGTGTCAGAGTGGCAGTCAAGATGTTGTCGTTCTTTAAGGCGAGGTCTGTCCCCGTTGTGCTGGGCGCGATATACCGACCAATGGTTGTACCGCTGAACGAGAGTTCTGCCGCGCCCCACTCATTATCACTGTTTTTATTTAGCATTAATACAGCCTTAGTACCGCCACTGGATGCTGTATAACTAATCAGTAAAGATTTTTCGGTTGTTGCTATCATAATGCCATTCGCATTGATTACATTGCTAGTACTGCTCAAACCATACCCGCTGATTGTAATAACATTTGTTCCTGCGTCAAATCCCAGTGTCAGACCGCCGACAGTTGCAGTGTTGCCGTCTACGCTGTCCCAAAATTCGGCAGCGTTAATCATGGCAGTCCATGCGGCTTGTGGTGTTTCATAATTGGTTGATGGTAAAAAATTCAGTGCCATTACATTTCCTCCTGTTCCGCTTCATTGTCATTGGTCAGTGCCAAAAACTGATGATATGTGGCAACTCCCGTGTTTGAGATGTTCGTGCCGTTGGTCAGGGCGGTGGAAGTGCCGACCCTTTCGCCTGCGCCGCTCTCATGTGGCTCATAGTCGATGCTGTCAACCACTATCATGGTGAGTATCTGACTTTTGCGTATCATCGCAGTGCCGTTCGCCGCGATGATCTGCACCTGCACTTTGCCCGCCCGCAGAACAGGTGTGGCGGGGATAGTGTACTTTCCATCGTTTATCTCACCCTCAAACGATGTGTTGTCGGGCAGACCGAATTTTATTTTGTAACTTGCAGCCCCCGCGACTTCCAGCCCGCGAAAGGTGATCTCTCTGCCGTTTACCTCGCCCGCCACACCAAGCACACGGGTGTCGGCTTTAAGGCAGTATTCGCCGTCAAGTGTCATTTTCATGGTTTTTTAGCCCCCTTCCAGTGCGGTCACGCGCTGATCAAGTGCATAGTCCGCATCATAGCGGTCGCGTGCTTCTTCGTTTAAAGCCTGCTGCACCTTAGGCGGTACCGTGTTATTGACAGTATCAGTGAGGTTTGACACCTGTGTTTCAAGCCCGTTAGTGCCGCTCACTGTCGTTTCCAGCGCCGCTACCCTTGTTTCGAGTGCTGCTGTACTGCCCGCGTTGATAGCATCTTCTACCGCCTGCACCATCGCCACGATAGCATCACGCACTGCTCTGCCCTCAAACGCTTCGGCTATCGCCTGTTTGTATTCTGATAAATCTGCCATGTGTACCTCCTTATGTGGTCTGATAGAAATTCCTGGCATAAAAACTGCCGGTAGCACCGTCTATTTGCGCGGTCGGATCGCCGTTCGTGTCACAAATGGATACGTGTGTACGGTTTGCATCAAACACAAATGCAGGATTCCCGTTTAATCCATACAGACTCAGCGAACCGTAGTCTGATGATAGATTAAATTTAAGCTGATTGTTCCAATATCCTGCAACGCTGCCAGCCTGTATCAGTATGTACCCGCCGATCGTGTCGTTTGTTACTTTGATTTGCAGCGGCGATATCTCCATTGTCCATTCGTTGTGGTTGAGCCTGATGACATCTGTTGTCTGGCTTGCAGTGTTTATATTGATACTGCCGCCTCTGATATTGATAGCCTTAGCCGTGACATTGCCGTTCTCGTCCACCTCAAATGTCCCGTTGCCGTTGTTGAATTTAAGCCCTGTGATGGTCTGAGCCGTGATGTACGCGGTATTCAGCAAGCCGTCTATCGTCCAGGCGTAGTCGTAGTTACCTGTCAGCGGAGTTCCTCCGCCTGTGGACTTTTTCCAGAAGCCTAAGCCATTCTGATTGATGCGGAGCGCCTGCGTAGCCGTGTTCACATCGGGGCTGTTCATGTAGATGGTTTCGAGGGGCTTGCCGTCAGCGGAAAGCCTGTCGTAGCGATAACCGCCCTCAACGCCGCGTATTATCTCACTCTGATGCTCCACCACCGACTGTATCAGCGATGGGGTCTTGTCGAGCTGTAACTGCAAGCTCTTCGACTTCTTGCTTGTCATAGTGGTCAGCGTGTCGAACTTGTCCCCGAAAGTCAGGGTGTTCTTCGTCCTGTCCTCTATCTTTATCTGTATGCCGATAAGCCGCACGACTTCGTCAACGCCTATCAGCGCATTTTTGGAGCGGTACTGATAGCCGAGTTTAAATTCCTCAAAATTTCGGTTTATCAGTGAGAGATCGGCGGCAGTTATCTTGTACTGCTTGCGTATGGGCTTCATGCCCTCGAAGTACTCCTGCGCCGCCGCCAGGAGTGCCGACCTGTCGGTGATGTCATCGAAAATGACTGTGCCTGCCACTCTGCCGCCCGCAAGCTGTCTGCGGCTGTCGCTGTATATCGCGTTCGGCAGACTGATGCGCTCCTGCGTGTCGCCTATCCTCGCGCCGTATGCGTACAGGTCGGTGACTATGGCGGTGGGGTCGATGGTCTGTGTCAGAGAGATCAGGTTGACACCCGCCTCGATGACTGTATCAGACCCGCCCGAAAACGTGCTGTCGGTGTAGTCGAGATAGCGCCTGCCACCCGCGTAGCGCAGTCTTATCTCACCGCCGATGTCGGAAAGAAGATCCTGCAAAGTTTCCCATGTCTTGCCGTAGCCCCATTCGCGGGTGACTGATACACCCGTCACTATCTGACCGGGATATATCTTTTTGTCGTCATCGACCTGTGCGTTATGGTCATCGAGCATGACCCCGATAACGCCGTATATGGGCACTGCCCGCAGGCTGTGGTAGAACTGCGTGCTGTCCTGCAAGTAGGATAGCTCGCCTTCGCACTGCACATCTTTGTATATCAGCCCGCTTGACTCCATCGTGGGTGATATGGTCAGCACTCTGCCGTGAAACGTGTCCTTATCGCCTGTGATGCAGTCCCCGACATCTATGTGCGTCTTCAAGCATTCCAGCTTATCCCAGCCCGTATTGTTGCTGTAAATGCGGAAAGCGAAGCTGTCTATGCCGTTGACAGCTTTTGTTATCGTACCCGTCAGAGCGTTCTCGCTCATCGGTGACGGGTCGCCTATCAGCAGGTTGTCAGCGTATACGCTGTACATCTCAAAGCACCTCCTCCACAAGGTCTATGACCAGCTGTGCATTGCCGCGCACAAGCAGTGTGTTCCTGCCGGGTCGCACCACGAAGCCGTCCTGCCTGAACCACTGCTTAACGGTGTGCTGTATCGGGCTTATCTGCTCACCGTTAAGCACCACATAGCCCAGAAGCCCGCTTGTATCGGTCATCGACTCCAGCATCAGGCGGGGGACTATCTCCTTGTCGGCAAAGCTGTAAAACTCTATTCGTCGGTTAAAAGTCGCGAGTATCCTGTCCTGATTAAGGCAGTCGTTCGTGAAGCTGAAACTGTCCCACGCGATGTCTGCATAGTCTTCCGAACGCATGAAAGGGTCTGCCGTGAATTCGGCAGATATGCGCCCCGTGTGGTCGTTGTACATCTGCTCGATGCCGACTTTGTCGCACCGCGCCGTAAAGTGATAGCCGCGTATGGCATCGAAATACAGTTCGCCGCGCGGCTGGCGCATCAGCCACGCACACACACTGCGGTATCTGTCCTGCCATATCCTTGCGGTAGGTGCGGTCATGGCGAATTCAAACCGCAGTTTGCGCGGCTGATATATCGGCTCTCCGCAGACCTGCGAGAAGTCGAAACTGAGCGGATAGTTGCTGTATGGTATGCTCACATCGACAGTTTTCAGCTGTACGCTCCCGATGTCCGCATCGGTCAGTATCAGCCCCATGTCCCGCTTACTGCCGCGCCCGCCGAATTTTATCCAGTGCCGCCCTAAACTCTTATCATCAAACACTTGCAAGCCCCCTTTCACTCAGTGTCACCGAATTTCCGTTTATCACATCTATGACAGGCGCTGTGCCCTCTGCGATTAGCCTGTTGGCGTTGTCTACCATGCGTAGGGTGATTGTACCGCCCTGCCCCGAAAACGCCGCAGGAGCGCTCTGTGTTGCATTGTAGGGCTTGTATGCGGGCGTGCTGAACCCTCTGTCCATCAGAGTTGTAAGCCCGCGCATTTCGTCCTCGATGTAGTGGCTGTTATCGTGTATGCCCTTTGCGAAGCCCTGCACCATGTCGGGCGCGTAAGTCTCGAAGTTGGAAAGAGGACCCTTGTCGGGTTCGGAAAAGTGTATGTAGTCATATATCGTTTCGCCGAAGTCCTCCATAGTGCTTTCCAGTTCCCAGAAACCGTCCTTGATGCCGTTAATGAACGAGGTCACAAGGTCAGAACCCCATTCAAATGCTTTCGTGGCAAGACCCGCGATACTGTCACCCAGATCTGTGAACCAGCCGCCGACATTTGAAAGACTTACCCTCAGCGTTTCGGCTGACGTTGACCACACTGCTTTGAAACCGTCCCATTTGGTCTTGATGGTGTCCAGCACGTTAAATACTTTTCCGCCGACAGACTCCCAGTAGCTTTTCCACGCATTGACAAAATCAAATGTCTTTTCTCCGAAGTTTTCAAGCGCCTGTTCGCCTGTCAGCCAGTTATCAACGACATCATTTATCACATCGAAGACTTTGCCGCCGAATTCTTCCAGCCGGTTTTCTATGTCAGCTGCGCCTATTTTCCAGTCGTCGAAACGCTCAACTATCCAGTCAACGGCATCAGACACCGCACCGCCGACCGCCTGCCAAAACTCGTTCCAGCCCGCGCCGAACTCGCTTGCATTAAAGAAATCATCGATATACTGTGAATTATCAAGGAGTGACTGTCCGATGCTGTCAGCACCCGTTTTCCAGTTCTCGGCAAAGTTATCAAAATCAGCATACCAGCCTTCCCAGTCAAAGCCCTCAAATTCGTCAGCCACCGACTTAAGCGCATCGCTGGTCGCATTGAGGGCGATGACCACCGCATCTCCTGTCCAGTCAGCAAGGGGCTTCAAAAAATCGTTCCATATAGCTTGTGCTATGAGTTTCAAGCCGTTGCCGACCTCTTTGAGTATGCGGAAAGCCGCTGTAAGGGCGTCTATCGCTGCGGGTACAACATTGTTTGCCGCCCACTCTATCAACGGAGAGATTGCATTGTCGAACAGCCACACAAGTGCATTGCCCGCTTCTTCAATGACAGGCGCTATCGTTTCTGCCGCGCCTGCAAGAGAGTCGAATATCTTGTCAAAATCGATTTTTCCGGCGAGGTCGGTTATTGATGCAAATATCTTCTTGCCGCTCTCAATTAGACTTCCGCCGACTTCTTCAAAAACAGGCAGAAGTTTAGAAAGTCCGTTTTTGAGTGTATCATACACTGCATTTCCCGACAGTGCGCCATCGATTGCCGAGAAAAGGCTCTTGATGATGGTCTTGCCCGCCGATACCGCCACCTGCAAGAGCAGTGGCAGATTTCGCGCTATCACCTGTACCAGCACAGGAAATACCTGTGTTATGGTCGTGTCTACCGCGCTAAGCAGATCGGGCAGGACATCGTCCAACAAGGCGGGAAGTTCCTTGAAAATATCAGGGAGCAGTTTAGCCGCCATCTTGCCGATGCCCTGCAAGCCGGTCTTTACGATAGGCAGAAGATTTCCCATCGCTGCCTGTGCGCTTTCGACGAAGTTTGTCACCAGCTTACCCAGATCTGCATCGGGGCTTGCAAGACCTGCCACAAGGTTTGTCCATGCCGCTTTTGTCATGGCAAACGACCCCTGCAAGGTGCTTGCGGCTTCCTTAGCTGTAGTGCCTGCGATGTTCTGCTTTTCCTGTATCAGCTCTATCGCCTGCACGATGTCGGCAAAGCTGTTTATCGAGAGGTCGCTTGCCTGCCCTATGCTTGCGGCGTACTCGTTTGCGTCAGCTATCAGCCTTTGCATTTCGGTCTTTGTGCCGCCGTAGCCTAGCTTAAGGTTATCGAGCATGGTATAGTTTTGTTTTGAAAAGCCCTGAAAAGCGTTTTGCACCGCCGCCATATCAGTGCCGAAGGTGTTTACGTTGTCGGAAATCGCCCGCATCGCAACATCTGTCATCTCAGCCGCTTTTGCAGTATCACCGCCCAGTGAGTTGATAAGAGTCGCAGAAAAAGAAGTCGCCTGCTCCATATACTCATTGGCGGAAAGTCCAGAAGTCTTGTAGGCTTCTTCTGCGTAGCCCATGAGCTGTTTGCTCGCATCGCCGAACAGCTTGCCCACACCACCGACTAACTGCTCATAGTCGCCATAAGCCGATACAGCCGACTTTGTCAGTGCTACAACGCCTGCACCCGCCGCTGTGACTGCGGCTATGCCTGCTTTTGCGGCAGTACCCGCCGCCGCAGAGAAAGCACCGCCGAAACTCAGCCCCGAAGACTTGCCCGCCGCAGCGCCGCTGCCGCCCATCTCTTTTTCCAGTTTGCTCTGGAAACCGTCCATGCTGGGAAGTATCTGCACATATGCTTTAGCCAGACTTGTTCCTGCCATCAGACCCCTCCTTTCAGTATCATTTTTCTTGCTGCTTCAAAGGCTTCGGGCGTGTCAAAAGTCATAACATCGGCTTCCTTTGAGGACTCAAACCCCAACAGCTTATTATACAGCCGTTCGGGCGGTTCACCGCCGTCGTGTGCATCTTTTGACTGCGCCCACCTGAGCCAGCTGACTGCATCGTAAGTCAGCACATTAAGCAGTGTATCCAGCGGGTATCTGCTACCCGCCAGTGCAAGTTTTATCCTGCTGTCGTCCCTCAAACCGTATGAAAAGATCGCTGCCATGCGTGGTGACAGCGATCTGTAGTCATATATGTGGTACGTTTCCGCCAGGTCGCAGATAAGCGCATCTTCATCGGTGGCTATCATGCGGCTGAGGACGATCAGTTTTTTACATCTTTATTCTCGCGGATCTCTGCGAAGATCTCGCTGATCTCCGCTATCATAGCCGATGCGGGCACTATACCCTCATCGTTGCGGCAGTGCTCTTTGAGGGCGTTAGCCTGTTCTACGCCCAGGAGCAGCTTCACAGCCGCGCCCATTTTCTGTGTCTTGCCGTCATCGATGTCCGAGAGAACTTCGAGCAGTTCCCAATTATCGAGAGCTGAATCTTTTACTGTAAATTCAAAGCCTGATTTTGTCTTAGCTGTTCTCATTCGTCGTCCTCCTACTAGGTGCTCTTCAGATACTCGTAGTGTGTGTTGCCGTTCTCATCGGGTCTTGCGGAGATAGTCAGCGCATAGCCTACTGCACCGCTGTCAGAGTATGTTACCTCACCGATGGCAGTTATCTTGCCGAAGGGGATAACTACACGTTTTGCAACGTTGCCTTTGAGGACCATATCGCATACCCACGCACTCTCGGTCTGTTCCTCGCTGTTGACCTGAACGGTCAGACCGTCTGCAAGAGTGCCGCTTACTCTGTTTGCACCGTATACGGTCTTGAGTACGTCAGCATTCATGGTCTCGATGAGAGTAACCGTGAATGTGTCGGTCTTTTCTGTCTGAGTGGTCAGCACCACATCACCGCCCCATGCCTTGATGTTCTCGGTGGTGATGCCCATGTTATTCTTGAAGCCCTCATCCGAACAGTAGCCCTGGTTGACGAAATCGACTGCAAGTGCTGTCACTGCATCGGTAGGCAGGGTAGCTGTAAGGGGCGCCCTGTATACCGCACCGCCGAGCTTGGGCTTGCCCGCTGTTACCTGTCCTGCGTTATTGTTTGCCATATATATCACTCCTCGTAATCTTCATAGTATGTTATGTCGTACACCGCCTGATAGCGGTATCTTCTGGTGTCGGGGTCTGCCTGTGGGTAGTCGCTGTTGAGGTAAACGCCCACGATGTCGCTGAGTTCGGGCAGTTCATATAGCATAATGCGTTTGATATGCTTGTTGAGTTCTGCCGCTTGTTCCATGCTACCCGAGTATGAGCGTATTGTTATTACAGCGCCGTCTATGTGGTTTGTGTGTTTGCTTCCGACTTTGCCGACCACCAGATACACGGCTGGCGGCTTTTCAGGTTCTTCGGCAAAAGCTGTGTAGCCCTTGCCGTTGAGATATCTTATCAGTATGCTCTCGATCGTCTTAGCCACTGCCGAACACCGCCTTCATTATCGTATCATTCTTGTAGTTCTCGCGGCGTGCCGCCCAGCTGTCTGCACAGACCTTTACCACCGCCTTGCCGGGCAGAGCACCACCAGTGAAGTGCTGTACCTCACTGGTGTAGCCGTTGCCCAGTTGTGCAAGAGCCTTGTCAGCTATACCCTGCATCAGCTCCACCATTTCGGACGAGTCCCTGAGCGCCGCATAGCCCGCGAAATTCGCTTCGACCTTAACTCTGCTCATATCGCATCACCTTGACTTTCTTGTTCCAGCTGAGAGGTATCATGCTTTCTATGCCCTGCGTGGGCGCACCGATGGTCTGATATACCTGTCCCCAGAAACGCACCTGAGTGTCCTCCCAGTCGTGGGTGTCGCCCTTTGGTATGCCGAGAAGATAGTCAAGCCGCTTGCCTGAAAGGTTCAGTTCGTCGGTCACTTCTTCGGTACTTGGCTGACCTATCAGCACATTGTCCACAGTCACCCACTCGGTATCATAGACGGGACGGTTAAAGCTGTCAGTGCCTGTCTGTACCTTGACGGCAAGCTCAATCGGTATCCCGTGGATCCCCATAGTCGTACACCTCCAGTACACCGCATTTCTGCCGCATGATACCGAGCTCTTTCAGTTCGTTCTTCAAAAAGTAAATATCCTGACCTGCGTTGAGATACGTATAGCTTACGCTGTATCCCAGTGCTGACTGCGAACCCTGCACCGCGGCAGGTGAAGTATCGGACGCGGCATTAAGTGAGCGGACAACTCCGTTTACCGTCAGTATCTTAGCTATCAGTCCTTTGTCGGGGTCGTCTGCTATCATCGCATCGAGGTCGTAACCGCGTTTCTTGGCTTCGGTCCTCAGCAGTGCGGAAGCTATCTCCAACAGCTGGGGAACTTTCTCGGCTTCCGCGCTTGTCAGTGACCGCCCCAGCTCCCGCACATCTTCGATAGTTGCATATACCGCGCCCATGCTATCACCCTTTCTTGCGCTGTCTCTTTGGTTTTTCTTCCTTGATGACCTCTATAACGGGTCTGTGCCTTGCATTGTCAGAACCCAGAAGTTCAGCTATACGCTGAGGAGAGGGGTCAAACCCCTCCCTCGGATATACGTCGCCAACCTTGTATGGTCTTCTGTCGTCCTGCTTATCGGAGAAATCCTCTAAGACACGGTATGTCATACGCCATCATCCTCGCTGTTTGTCTCGGGGTCAGTCTGCTGTGCCTCGGTGATACGAGCGAAGCTTGCTGCATTAAGGATACCCCAGCCGATATATGCCTCTGTTCTCAGTACGATCTGGTTCTTACGTTTCAGATCGCCGAGACCGTCAGGGTCACCGAACTGGATGACCTCCAGAGGAATGTTCTCCGCATAGCCCCACTTGAAAGCATTTGCAAAGTCACCAACGATAGCCCTGTCAGCGCTGGAACCGAAAGATACAGTGTTATTGATATCGCTGGTCAGAGTGCCGCCGAACTTCTCGGGGTTACCGCCGAATCTGTACTCGGGGAAGATGGGCATACCGTTGCCGTTCTTTTTGGCACCCAGAGCTGCACCGAATGCAGGAGCCATAGCAATACCGTTTACATCGCCATCAGCTATCTGGATAAGGCCGATAGCAGCATCAACGTTATCGTCAGGTGTTGCCTGAACGTAGGTCACGGTCTGTGTTACTGCTGTGTCGAAGTTGTTAGCTCCGACAGTTGCAGAAGCAGTACCATCATAGGGGTTTACGCCGTGGAAAGCGGCGATATCAAGTGCTCTTGCTATCTTCTTCGCAAAGCCGTCCGCCATAGCTGCCAGATAGGGGACCTGTTTTTCCTCGGTCATGCGAAGGAACTCGTCTGTTACTCTGTGCTGATAAATGAACTTGATGGGCTTGATGGTCACAGTGCCAACGCCTGCATCACCCGCAGGCTTGTTTTCGCCCTCACCTACAATGCAAGCCTCACCATCCATTGTGAACACGAATGTGTCGATGCCTGCGAAGGGGATAGGTGTGCTGCCGCAGAGTTTAGCCAGTGCGGAATGTCCCTTTACCTTGTTGAAGATCTCATTCACGAGCTCGGGCTTGAAATGAGTGCTCGAAGTAGTTATTGTACCCATAGTGTACCTCCTTAGTTGGTTTTCAGCTCACTAAGCATATCCATGTAAGCTGCATTTGTATTATTTGCCTGTCCTTTGCCACTGGGCTCCGCGCTGAACATCGGAGCTGTAGGTTTGCTTGCTGCTACGAACTTGGCAAGGTTCTCGGCATCTGCCTTGTACTCGTCCTCATTCGTGCCGCTTATCCTGTCAGCCAGTTCCGCAGGAATACCATACTCACGGGCTATCTTCGCTTTTACCGCAGCGGTCTCGTATGCCGTGTTCTTAGCAGTGATATCTGCTATTTTTGTATCCTTTTCGGTAAGCTGTGCTGTCAGTTTTGTTATCTCATCTTCAAGAGCCTTCTTATTCTTGGCTGCATCGTCGGGTGAGATATAGCCCTCAAACTGCTTGGTCACCTCTGCGGTGATCTTCTTGGTGTTGCGGTCGAGCCTGTCCTTGATGATGTTGTCAAGCTCTTCCTGTGTTTCGATAGTTTTAAATTCAGACATTATAGTTTCCTACCTTTCCTCGTAGTCGAGTATATATGTAAACGCCGACGGAAGGTCAGCAGCTTACTCTTTGCTTTTTCTTTTCAGTCTTGGTGGTAGCGCATATCCAGTGCGCAAGAAGTGCCGCATCCAGCAGGCTCACATCTGCGCCTTCCAGTATGCTGACATAGCCGAAGCCGCCGTTATTGCCGATAGCACGATGTTCAACGTTTGCCGCTATCTGCTCAAGGCTTGGCTGGTCTGAGTGACACAGCGTACCCGAAAGTACAGCCGTCTCAAACATGGAGTTTGCTTCGATGATCTCAGCCACTTTGGGCAGGATAGGCTTTTTCTTGACACCTGCATCTTTCATCTCATCGGCAAGTATCGTCTGACCGTTCGCACCGTCTATGACTATCTCACGGATATGTGGATTCTTCAGATACGGCATCATCCAGCTGTTGCCCTCTCGTGTCGGTCGGCAGTCAATAGCCTCTACGAATATTTTGCCATCTGACAAGCGTACAGCCGCCGCCAGTGACACGTTTGATGTTCCTTTGGCAAACTTCACGCCAATGAAAACAGACGGCTTATCGGGCAGTTCTGTGCGTTCTGCGAGAACTTTCCGCCATTCATCACGGCTGATAGCTGATTTCTGGTTATAGCTTATCCACAGTCCTAGTCGCTGAATGTTATAGTCAACTTCGTCCTTTCGGTTCTCGCCTCTGACGGAACGTTCCGAGAGTATCAACCCCAGCGAGGGATTGCACTGATACCAGAGGTCAACGTCTTCCACATCAGACATCTTGTTGACGCCCCATTCAGCCCAGCCATTGTCCTGCGTCCCGCCTGTCAGTACATCCTGACGGTAGTTCATAAAGACAGTGCCCTTTGATACAGCTGTGGGCGGTGTACCAAACATGAGCGTCTGCGGGTTCTGGCTGTCAGTGACCACATATTGCAGAGCCGTCTCCTGGTCTGACGTGTACTCCTGAGCCTCGTCGATTATCAGCAGATCGTAGCCCTCGCCCAGACCGCCTGTGCCTGTTCGGGTTCGGAAGTTGATGTAACCCTTGCCGCCTTTGAGCATTTCGATACGTTCTCCGCCCTTTTGTCGGGTGACTTTTATATCGTCATTCTCGACAAAGCCCATCTCGTCCAGTATCTTGACTATCTTCAAGAATGCCGTTGTCGATGTGTTAGTCAGGTGGGCGGTGTACAGTACCGCTTCATCGTGGAGCAGACCCCAGATAGACCTTGCAACAGCTATCTCTGACTTACCGTTTCGGCGGGGTATCGAGTACCCGAACTTGATGTGTACCCAAAGCCCGTCATCGTCGGTCGCCATGATGTCATATAGCATTGACTGCTGCCATTCCATCGTTTTGCGGCTGGACTGATCGTAAAGCAGTATAGCTTCGCCGCCCTTTGTCTGAGTGTACGGCAGTACCACCGATTGTGTAGGAAACTGTCTGCCGACACGCTTGTTTTCGTCCGACATTCAGTTTCTCCTTTCCCCTTATAGGTATAAAAAAAGCACTTGTCTCCGACATTTATGTCGGTCGCAAATGCTAGTCGTCTATGAGCCCGCTTGCAGTTGTTCCCAACGTTTCAAGCATAGCGGCTATTTCCTCGTCTGCCGCTGGAGGCGGCTTTGAGGTTGGTTCGGGTGATCTTGGCATTGTCTTTACCTCCGTTCGGGTATGAAAAAACCGCCTTTTACGGCGGTTGACGGGTTGTTTTATTTGTGGTATAATTTCCATATGCGTGAGAGGAGAAAGGAGTGAATACAATGGAAATTGAACAGCGTGCTCATGAATTTGCTCTTAAAGTCCTAGAAGTAAGTTGCAAGAACAACCCGGAAGAATTTTACATCAAAGACTCTAAGGTTTTTGATACTGATGCTCTCTTCAACGTTTATAATGCTGCTTATCAGACAGTTTTTGAACGATATGGAGAGGAGCCGTAACGCCGCCGATATTTACGTGCGGTTCGTCATCTTTTATTTCATATTTCTTAACGGCTCCTACCTCTCGGAGCTTTTCTTTTTCAAGCTGTTCACAAGCATAGTTGTATGCCGCTAAATATGCTTGCATACTTGCCCTGCAATTTTCAGCGGAGAAGATCTTATCTTTCCAAGCCCTTTGCAGATATGCCAGCGCTATATCATGTGCTCGTTTCTCGGTGTCGGTCATCTTTATTCTCCTTTTCGGACATAATAAAACCGCCTAACTTAGTTAAGCGGTCACTTTGTATTCGTACTGAGTACCTGTCTTTCTATCCTGTCCTCAACTCTGCGGTTCATCCACATCAGCGCTTCTTCTATGTGGGTGAGGGCGCAGGCATTTTCACGGCAGGAAAAATCGCCGCTCTGGAAGCCTTTGAGCCTGTCGCGAACTATCTCCAAAAGGTCAGTATCAAGCACACCATGAGTGCTGTTCGGGTCTTTCCTGGGTCCGTTCTGGAATACTATCCTGCCCTCACAGTTCTCGCCGCACTTGATAGAGTATTCGTGATTAGCGCCGCCGACACCCGCTTCATCAACAGCGTAGACGGTGTTCAACTTCTCACGTTTCTGTATCGTGCTTAATTCTCTCATTACGCTCAATATATGTTGGAACTTTTGAACGAGTTACAGCCCTATACTTCAAAGTATCAGCTGAGTTCATAATATGTTCTATCCGTTCTCGGCGGGCTACACTCTCGCTTGGCTTGAACCGCACTTTCTGTAATTTCTTGCCGTTTGCCTTGTATTCAGCACGTTTGGCTTTTTTCTCAGCATCAAGCTGTCTGAGATATTCTTGGTTCTTTTTCTTGTCCCAGTTCCACTGATGTATGTGAACATTCTGTCGTCCCTTTTCGCTCACATAACTCACATCACAGGTGCAATTGTCGTGCCTCCTGTACACATCTTTCGGGACTTCATCGGGGTAACGATAACGCCCTGCAAGTTTGGAACACCAGTCACAGCAATTGTGACCGTCCTTGCGTTCGATGTAGCAGGAAAGCCCCGCCTTACTGCGAAATTCGGCGTTTTTCCTGATGTAGTCCGTCTGAAAACTGCCTGTGATGTTCTCGGCAGTTCTGCCTAACACCTGAATAGCGTGTTCTGCCGTTT